AAAGGTATATTGTTACCAATATACTACTTCCATACGTGAGGTTTGTGAATCTTTCGACCACCTTACTGCCATATGGAGACCCCCTCGATTTTAGACTACCGAACATTAAGAAAATCATACGGGTATAAACTTCCAAAATGGTGACGATTTCTCATCATTCATTCCACAAGCTACACCTAAGTTTCTCCTAATGAAAACCGGCTCGAGTGTTGTGTTCTTTCGAACACAGGCAACCTTCCTTTAAAAGGTCATTAGATAAAATCTGGCGGAGCCAGAGACACTAAAAATTGAATGTATAACAAATGAGCCTGACCGAAGTCAGGGCTTGCATTCTGAACGCAAAAGTCTCAACAAGAAGAACAGTAAATTACTTTTTGAACTTCTTCTTCAGAAAATTCAGAAACTCCAGATCCCCGAGTTCTTCAGACTCTTCGTCCGATAGGGGGTTTGGCAGATCAGCTTCTACTATGTAAAAAGCAGTAGAAACCAAGACTGAAGCTTGGTCCACGTCCTCTAAGTTGATGTTCGTTAAATTATAAACATCATTCACTTCGATATCCTGAAGTAAAATTTGAACAAAGAGGAATGAACCAGAGTCATTCGGTCCTGATCCAGTCATTTGTATACCTGTGGCTACCTTGCCATTGTCAGATACGATTGACTGTGTGATCCCCGCAGTAGGGGAATTTCCATGATTAGTGAAGTCCACTAAAAGTAAGATGAATCCAGTAAAGGATTGTTTGAAAGTTAGGCTGGTTGGTGTTGTAACAACAACATCGAGACCTCCATTAAACTTTGTACAATTCTGAAAAATTGCATCTTGTAATGTATTTTGACCTGTGAAGTACACATAGTCCTCGAATTCATCCACTGCTGAATCAAGGCGTATAGGATCAATAAAATGAATTTCATAAGAAACCCACAATTCACCTATATACTCTAACTCATCAGAGACTGCATCGGTCGCTACTAACAAGAAAAAGGGATCGTAAAGATGTAAATCTTCCGTCTTCCCCCCATTCCTCATATAGTAAGTCTTGTATGACATTACCTGTCTCTCATCTAATCTAAGAGAGAAATCCTTCCAAACAGGGCTGCGGACAGCCTTGGCATATTCCAACATTTCTGACTTCGTCTTCGGCACTTCATTTCTTACATCGAAAGAAGGCGCAAGCATCACCATGCCAGGTGCAAAAGTACTTTGAGCAGTTTTATACTCAAATGTTATGTGTTTTATAACATACTTTTGAAATGACATAGCAATCGAAGAAAGCCAAGGAAATGTGGTCTTGATACCAGGATTCACTTCAAACTTGGTGGCAGAAAACTTAGGTCCTGAAAAAGGGACGATATTCTGAACAAACTCTTGTTTTTTTAGAACAAAAGAGTTTCCATCATATCTATCAACTTTTATAGACTTGTTTTTCCTTCTTGTTGAAAAATTTGTCTTATTTGCAACGCTAACGTTGTTATTCTTATTCAATTTTTGTGGTTGGTTTTTTGGTTTTGAAAAATTACTTTTCATTCCAAATGGACGATAAAAAATAATTGTACCAACCCGATTGAATAACACTGTCAAAACTTTTCTGAGGAAGTATTCGCAAATTACCAAATTCTAAATGGTTTCCTAATACTTTCCTATATCTCCCAAATGATTTGATTTCATTTTCAATAATGTTTGGGACTCTATCCTTCCAATTTTCTCTATCTTTTATGAGGGAAGTGGAAATCTTAGCAAATCTGTTATAAAAATCTTTTCTAATTTTCATATAACCTGATTTGTCCTTGTATCTCTGTCTAGACATACAAGAAGTCCAGTCGTCAGTAGCCATGCCTCTATAATTTTTCTTCAAGTTATAAGACGACATAACGTGTTCAAGACCGAACTTGTCTACCACAACACCAATTCCTTTTGGTTTGTGCTTTTGGATAATAATTTTTTCCACTTTATTATTCCTCATCTTCTTATTGAAAGGGAGCCATTCAAACTTAGCTTCTATTCTTTTCGAAGGATCAACTCTCGCATTGTGCCATGCAATACAATACTGCCTTGCAGTAATATTCTTTGGTTCAGCTTTAACCCCTAGGCCTCCCGCACAAACGGGTAGACATAAGTTAACCAAACCATTTCTTGTGACATCTTTGATACGTTGCTTATTGTAGAAAATTAATCTATTGAATAAAAAATTATCTTTATCATATTCAATAGCGTAATTTATACTTTGGGTAACAGGTCTGTCACTTGGAATTTGCATTATAGCATGTACCGGAATGCTTTTCACCTTTCTTACGGTGTCATCAGGTAACTTCATAAAGTTTGTGGAGTTGATTTGAGCCACTTTTTTTGATACATAGGTCTTACCAATAGAAGCCTTAAGATCAAATTCGACAACTAATTCGAACCATTTTTCAACAATTTCCTTTGGAGCGTACGCCAGAAAGTCATCACCGTTAATCAAGCATGGTGGATCGATAAATTCCTTCTCAAACGTTTTCACATTTAAAATAGGAGTTTCAGAACAAACCATACGTGACTGCCTGCGATTTGAATTAACATGATTCCATAACGCTAAGTTGATAACGCACAAGAC